GATCATTTGCAAATAATAGTTGTAGGTATTTATTAAGGCTCCCAGCTTATTACCGCCACTGCCACTTGTAATTTCTTGAATAGGTATTTTACCTGGGTTCATATCCCCGTCTTGCGTAAATGATCTACCAATTACAGAACCTGTTTGGAAAAACATATTTAATGCTTCCTGCGGATTATAATTTGTACCATTACCTAAATCAATTTCGGCCAAACCGTCTGCATCTAAATAAACGCCATCAGGCACCATTCGTGATAGCAATTGCTGCAACTTTAAATGTGTTAGCTGAACCATATCAGCAAAGCCGGTAATACGATCAACTAATGATTCAATTTTACCTTTATATATCCTAGGCGCATTAATGCTATAATTCAATAACACTTTTGAGCTATCACTTTTTGGGCGCATCATATTTTTGGCAAGCTCCCATTGTAATAAATAATCAGTGCCTAATATTAAAACCCCCTCGTATAATACTTCAATAGATCTTGATAGTTTGCCGTACTGCTGCTCTAGTATTTCAACTGGCGGATCAAATGTATCGTCCCTTAATAAAACTTTAGACGCTCCCGTAGCGGTCTCTTTAATTTTATATACTTCGTTCATGTATGTTTTGTAATTGAAATACAATACTTGAACTGTATTAGAATCCGTTTCATTATAATTAGAAAGCGTTCTATCGTAAAACCCGTTATTTTGATAACCTTGTTCGGATATTCTTTTTAAATCTTCATCTGTTAAATCGGGAAACTGTTTCTTAATCTCGTTAATAGGCACGTTTCTAACCTCGCCACAATAATATATATCATCAAAATAAGGTGAATCAGTATATGACCAGACTAAATTAGCAGGATCAACATAATCAATTACAACACCTTCTGACTTACTAAATCTATTTTTAACAGCGCCAATACCTATAGTGGTTAAATCATATATTACTCGCTTTTTTGTTAAATCATAATTATTACCATTTAGTAATACATTTATGGCTTGCTCTTCTGCAATCTCTACCGCTTGCTTATAAGTTAGCTGCATATGCACGTCTAACTCTTCTTGCGTTTCTGGTAAAGTTTCAGGTTGGTTTTCGTATAAGTTTACTCCAAAATTATCTTTAGCAAACTCATTTAATTCTTTTGTTTGAATATCTCTGATTATGCTAGCTAAATATTCTGTACGTTTTGCAACGCCATATGGATCTTGCGAATATGCTTTTATATCAAAAGCTCTTTCTGAAATACCATTTACAACAATATCAACAAACTTAGGTATAATTGGAACTGGCTTCCAATCTATATTTAAATATGATAAATCACCATTAATAGATAATTCATCTTTATATTTTTGTATTGATTGCTCGCCTCTAGCGTATAGTCTTAATCTATGAAATGTATTTTGATTACTTCTATATCTATTAGTACCAGAATCGGACTTAAACCATTCGTCTTGAATTGCTCTACCGACTCTTAAACCATATTCAGGCGACATTTTTTCTTGGTCGCTAGCAACTTGGCTTGGAAAAAAACTATTTATAACTGACTCAGCCATACTTTATTTTATTATTTCCGATATTCCACCGGTGTTTTTGTATCTTGCAATACTTAAATTTAACTTTGGTTTCTCAACTCTTGGGTTAGGCCTATATAAGTGCCGATTGCATGCCATTATCGCTAACCCTGAACTAATAGCTGCATCAAATTTTGTTCTTTTGTTTATATCAAACTTAGCCCAATCGTTTAAAGTACGATTAAAGTACATTGTTCCGTACTCGCCATCTCCTTTAACGCCAACGTGGCTTTGTATATATGTTTCGATAGCAGCAGCGTGTGCTTGCTTAATATCTTCAGACGAGTTAGGTATACCACCTATTTCTTTTTCTGCAACCGAAAGTTTGTTATATAACTTATCCGGTCTATTCATAGAGTAACCTCTATAGCCTCTTCGCTTTAAGTAATAAAGCAATCGAGGTTTGTTATTTTCACAAAGCAATGGCATTCCGTAAAACACTAAAGCCATAAGCACATCTTCAAAAAACATTTCAGCTGTTTGAGGCCTGGCTACATATTCTAAAAAAAATGTGTTTGGCGGCGCATCTTCCATGCTAAAAGTTGTTAGGCCGTGTAAAGACCCTTTAGAACCTTGCCCGTCCGTAGTTCCCGATATATCGTAGCTATCACACCCAAACGCACCTATGTGTTCATTGCCTGGATGCTTTATACCATTTTTAATTACCTGTTTATTTTGTAATGCAACCTTAGGAACCCAAGAAACTTTAAATCTACCATTGGGGTTTGGACTAAACATTACTTTGGAATCTTTAACGCCATGTTCCCAATTAAAGCTACCTGTTGTTATAACGCCTGAGCTTTTTAAATCTTCGTTGTAATCTATTTGTTCGTATATTTTTACTAAGTTAAATATACTATTTTTGGTTTCATCACGAAACGCATGCTCTTCTGTACGCGGGAACTGCCTATAGAACTCATTTAAAGCGTCCTGGTCGCCTTTTAATCCTTCGACCTCATTATCCCAGTGCTCAATAACCCCGACTTCGATAGCGTCGCCGTGTGGGCCAATGCAATCTGCTGATGGGGTTTCGAATACAGGCATTCCATAAGAATCAATGAATCCCTCGTAGTTCCATTCCATAGGTATGAACAAAGAATATAATCCTGACTTAGTTTGTCCATTGCGGTTTCGTTTTGTAACGTCTGAGTCATTATAAAGCTTTTTAAAGTTTTCTCCACCTTTGTCTAGTGCATTTGATGTTGATCCCATCATACACTTACCTATAACTCTACTACCTAATCTTAATGTAGTTTTTGTTACACGCCAGTTATTTAATATGTTATCTGGCTTTTCCCACTTACCACTTTCATCGTGCACTAACAGCTTTAACTTTTCACCATCATAACTGTTATCGCCTGTGTTTTTCCAGTCAATAGTTGTATCTAATCCTTCTAACAACTCTTGATCCTGTTTGTTTTGTATTGACTTCCTTGTAAGTCTTGAAGCTGGTATTCTATACGCTAGCTCTGTTTTCGGACGGTCCATACCGTCTTGTATTGGCTTAAAGAAAAATGGATAGTTTACAGATATTGGTACTACCTTATCGGTAAACATTTTTTTTGCGTCAGCACCGGACTTTGATAATATTCCGAATCGCGCATCGCTTGATATTGTAGCCATGTTAACGGTCTCACCGCTTGCCATGAATGAAAATCCTGAACGTCTATTTTTGAGGTAACACATACCATAGCATCTCTGGTCTGCTTTGCAAGCTTCCCAAAAGATGAAGAATAATCTGTTGGCTTCCCTAAATTCTGGGTACCCAACGTCAATTTTAGACCATTGCAAGTACATAAAGTGAGTGCCAGTAACGTAAGTGCCCACACCCTTATTATTGAACCAATGGCCTTCTTCGCGACGTCTGAATTGTTCATCTATATATGGTTCCCATTTTTCTTTAAAGTCGTCAGGGTAATCGCGCCAATCAAAAACGCTTTGTATTCGTTTTAGTTCCTTTGGCAATTCCTCAACAACCCATTTGTCATTTGATTTATTTATTTTAGCCGGAGTTTTAGGTAATGCTATCTTTAAATTTTGTATCTGATATATGTCACCTATTTGACCGTTTTTGCTTATAACAATAATGTCATGCTCCCTGTTGTACCCGTAACTCCATTTTTTGCTTTTATTTAACCTAGATATTGTGGTTTGCTTTATGGGTGTTATTATACTGTATAAAGTTTGCTCGTACATTACTTAGATCGTCTTTCCGCAAACCCTGAAAAAGCTTTTTTCTTTTCTTCCTCTACAGGTTTATTTTCGAGTATAGCTTCTTCTTCTTGAATACGCGTTAATATTTCAAACGCATCAAATATAGCCAGCTTTTTTGTAGCAGCAGCGTTCTTAAGTCTATCAGCGGATATATCATCGCCTGAATCAACTATAGGTTCTTTAGCTACCTTTATTAATTCCTCAACTGCTCGCCGCCCAGCTTGGATTATATTCTTCTTCGTCTCCTTGATATTCATATTTGATTGTAATTAAATTTGTTGGAACACGATATAATTTTTCTTTATTTATAATAAACTCGTACTCTGCGCCAGGTCTAAAACCTACAAGATCACCTTCTTTAACACTTTTCAAACTGGGGTCTTTATATTTGAGGACTCCCATTAATGGTTTTTCAAAGTTGATTGAAAACATTTTATTTTCTTTTAGCGGCTTAACAAAGTTAAACCCATCTAATGGAATCCACTTGTATATACGCTTGTACGCAAATATTTGATCTGGTGAAACAAAATACATATTGTTTTTATAATAACTCCTGCTATTTTTTTCTTCACCTCTAATATCTCGAAACCTGCGGAATACATTGTGGTGTAATATAACCTCATCACCTTCACGTATACCCGTCAGATTGGTTGCTGGCGTAGCCATAACAATACCTATTCTTGAAACAAAATTATGGTTTTGTAATTCTGTATTAAGTATTAATTCTTGGCCGCCTATTGTTTTTGTATTGTTATACCTATCTTCTTTAGGCATAATAACAAAATCAAAAACGCCTTTCATTAGTAATCAATATTGTACTCTATAGCTATCGCCATATTTTTATTGAAATCTTTCCAAGGTATTACGTCGCTACCTTTTTGAATATAGATAGAATACTTTTCTTCTTCTTCTATAATATTAACTATGGTATGACCGCCATACACTTCCTGACCAACAGAGTAGTGCATGGCGTCATTTTTATAGTCTTTCCCTATACTAATCTTCCTTAGCAGGTTCACGTAATTCGCCGGTATTAATATCAATTACCTTGTCTCCATACTTATCTTGCAACTCTTTTTGTTGCGCATCAAGCTTTGTTTTAACTTGAGCAAATGTATGTAGCAGCTCATGCTTTTGTAATTCTAATCCGCCGATCTGCGATTGAACACTATTTAATTGTTTAATAATGTTTGTTAGAACTTCTAGTTCTTCTGCTGTTAGTTTTTCAGGTACTAAATTTACTTCTTTTGCCATTTAATTTAATTTAATTATTATTGCTGGATTTCTTTGCTTTTTCCCAGGTGCGACCAACAAAATACGCCCCGTAGACTGTTATTAATAAAGATTGAAAAATTGGTATATAGTCTTCAGCTATTTTAAACTCCCCTATATTACCATCAAAAAAACATAGCGCTGTAAATATAACAGTTAAATATATAAGAACCATAGGCCTTATGTTTTTAGATAAAAACGAATCTGAATTCATATCCGCTTGCCATCTTGCTGTTACTTGCTCTTGCGCTTCTTTATCTGCTTTTTCTAGTATCTCAGTTATTAATCGCTGAGCTTCTAATTTTTCTTCTTTAGTTGTAGTTAATTTATCAATGACATCACCGACTTCTTTAATTACTCCGCCGGTAAGCCATTCCCATATTTTTTTCATTATTTACCGTAATATCCTTTTTTATAGTTTTTACCAGGGGCTGCTTTAATAGCTTTTTGAAGCTCTATTGGCAATGTATCTTGCCCGCCTTTTAAAGCTTTTTTAGCCGCCGGCTCGGGCTCCCCGTCCATAGCTTCTTTTAAAGGCTTAGCTACATCTACAAACTTGCTGTTTTCAACACCGCTTGTTAAACTTGTGTCTGCACTATAATCTATTTCTGTTTTTTTTACTGCAGAACCTAAATCTAGTAAAGGCTCTTGTACTTTCATTCCCTTACTTGTGGAATGTTGAATTCTTGCTGTAATTGGTTTATTATATCCCATTGTATTATTTTTTATAAGGAAACATTTGGTTTAACTTCTCTTTACGATGCCCACATCCACAGGGAATGTTCAAGCCCTGAGACACTTTATCTACTACAGTTTTAATGCCTGTAGCTTTAGTAATTTTTTCTACTGTATCGCCTAGACCTTTTGATTCCATAATATTAACATTTCCATCTGCGTCTTGCGGCACAAATTCTTTTATCTGGTGTTTTACTGCAGTTTATACCATGCATTTTCATTTGACCTTTTGATCTAGCACAATAAGACGTTCGTCTTTTACCACCCCCTGGTTGAGGGGCTTTAAGATTACCGCCTGTCTTTTTATTATAAGCTTCCCGACCAGCAGCCGTCATGCCAGCACCTTCTTTGGCTGTCAAAAAATGTCTACCTTTTCCTTTTGTAGTCTTACGGAGCTTTTGCACCATAGAACTTGCTGGTTCTTGATTATACATATTTTATTTATTAAAGTAGTTTTTCTTTAATACTGTTTTTTTCGGGGCAGCGCCTAAAAAATTACCCACAAGATCACCTACGCCTTTCACGGCGCCTAATCCTTTTTCTTTAACATCTTTAGCAATCTTTGCTACATTTTTACCAACCTGTTGAAAATCAGTGGGGTCGTTTCCAGTAAAAGCAGTAGAGTTATCTTTAAGTCTTTCTTTAGTAGCATCAAGATTTTCTCTTACCTTTGAGGTTTTATAAGATGACTTGCCACTCCCGCCTTGATCTTGTTGTGTTTTAAATTGAGTCAGCCTGTCTCTTAAGTTTTCAGCTCTATCAGAGGCCATTCCACTTTTTCTTTCAAATATACCGGCTTTTTCAGTTTTGCCTCTTTTCTTTAAACGCTCTGCTCTATTTGCATATCTTCTAGCTTGTTTTTCTGACTTACCAGATAAACGTTCTGCAATCTTTTGTCTACGGAAATCTTGACGAGTACCAAATGAGCTCATACCTTGAGCATCTTCATATTCAGGAGTGGCTTCTTCAGTAGTATCAGATTTTGGGGGAGTACCAGGAGTTACAGTGGCTACTCCTAAGTTTTGACCACCAGTTGCTTTATCATAATCAGCCGCTGCATCAGCGCCTATAAATTTCTTATCTACTAGCTCTTGTGTTGTTACATCATTACCAAATCTTTCATATAAACCTTTGAAGTATTTGTCCATATCCGTAGCTTGCTCGCCGCCTGGCGCTTGGTCTATATTTTTGGTCGAATATGTTGTATCCCCTTCTGTTCCTGGTGAAGTTGTCGTAGTAGCAGTTTGGCTACCGTAAATATCAGATCCACTTGTAGTGGCTATTGGAACATCAGTAGTGACAGATACTTCTTTTGTTTCACCGGTTGTTCCAACTTGTTTAAGTAAAGAGTTCTTCGCGCATGAACGAGATGCTATTGCTGTAATTGGGTTTGCCATAATTATGCTTTTTTAGCCTCAGCTTCCCACTCAAGGTTACCGCCTTCTGGCTCATTTGTTGTTTTATTTACTATTCTTCCGCCAAGCCGCTGATATACTCTAGCTGGTGACTTCGTGTCTTTTTTCCAAGTAACTTCTTCGTTTGTATATTGCAAACGACCCGTTATCATTTGGTCGTGATGAGCATTCTCTTCTGGAATAGAATCACGCTTTTCTTTTTCGCTTACATTTTTATTTACAAAAGTAGTACCGTCACGATTAGCTTCCGCTATAATACCATCGCCTAAATCTTTTTCAAAAACTGGTCTACCAAACTCAGATAGTTCTTCGTTGATGCCGAATATTTCGCCTTTAGACTTTAATTTGAAACTCATTAGTAATCAGTATAGCTTTTAATTTCTTTTTTAGCTTCTTTAAAGTTTTTACGCTGTTCTTTTATAAGACCTTTTTTAACTTTACGTAATTGTTTTTTGTCAACAGAGGTATTATCTTTAGGCTTAATAGAGTTTATGTCAGCGTTGGACGTTGGCATACTGTTGCTTGTATTGACGGCGCCTTTCGGTTTTAAAGTAGATACTTCTTTCGCGTCTATCCTTTTTAGTTCTTTACTGTACGTTTTCTTAGGTTCTGATTTAATAATTTCTTTACCCAAGGGCTTTAGCTTCTCCGCGATCATCGATTTGCCTGTCTGCTTAGCTGCTGATTTTGGTGCACCTAGTCTATTTGGTCCTATACCTTTTGGTCCCATACTATCTTTCTTTATCGTTAATCATATCGTCAATAGCTTTGTTATAAACTTTATCCGTATATGTTTTGTTTTTATAAAATGTACTTCTTTCAGATGTTGGCAAATCTTCTTCTGCTAACATTATTCTGTATATTCTTTTAATTAGTAGCTTACACTTATTTGATGTTTTGTAAACAGCATACTTAGACGTAGTACGGTTTCTTTCTTTAAATACATCAATCCAGCCATTCCGCCTTAAGCGTTCCCACCGGTTTTTATCCCAGCTGTAAGTATAAACACCGTTAATAAAATCATTACGTGTAAAAAGCTTTTTGCAATCTAAGTATATAAGAAGCTCTAAATCTGCGTCTTTTAAATCGTAAGTCTTACAGGCCCATCTTCTGATAAGCCTGTAATACTTTAACAAATTCATATCCTGCAGGTCAGTTCCAGTTAGTCTCATTCTATAAGCACTATATCTGAAATCTTTAACACATAATATAGGTCGCCATTCCATTCAATTCCGTGACCGGCGTGTTTATCGTACCTAACAATGTCCCCATCTTGGAGCATGTCTATTTGATCGCCACAACTAATGACTCTACCTTTAATATATCGAACATCTTTGTTCTGCTTTTCGGTAAGCTCAAGGCCGCCAACTTTTGTAGGCTCCTCTTTAATTTTATCTACAATTACAAAATGATTTATTGCTTTCATGCTAATCGTTTATTACTGATTACACAATCTGCAGATATAATAGTTGTAACAACACTTACCGCATTCTTTAAGGCTGTTTTGGTAACTAACACCGGATCTATAATACCAGCTTTAACCATATTAACATCTTTACCTGTTTTAACATCTATACCTCTATTTTTAATTTGAGGATATATAACAGGTATATTAGCATTTTCTAATATAGTTTCATATGGTGATCTTATTGCAGCAAGCAATATCTCCTCACCTTTATTTTTCGGCTTAATCAGTGTAGAAGCATTTAACAAAGCCACACCTCCGCCTGGTACTATACCTTCTTTATAAGCAGCTTTTGTCGCGTATATCGCATCTTCAATACGATCTTTCTTTTCTTTAAGCTCAACCTTAGAGTCTGCTCCGACATAAATTATACCGACTTGACCAGTTAGCATTGATAACCGTTGTTCTAATTTTTTCTTAAAGAACGGATTGGTTTCTTCAGCTATTTGCTTTTCAACATCCATTATTCGTAGAGCTACTTCTTCATTTGCTTCAGCTACTTGTAGAACAGTGTTTTTATCGTCCGTAACAGCTTTAAAAGCTTTCCCTAATACATTAGGCTCTATGAAGTCCAAATCGTCTCCTAGCTCCTCGTTTATGATTTGAGCGCCAGTGAGTATCGCTAGATCTTCTAACGTTTGTTGCTTAGTCGGTCCAAAGCCCGGTAAATCAACTATGTTTACTTTTATATTACCCTTTACTTTATTAGCTAGTAAAGTTTGATATGGTTGTTGATCCATATCTGCTACTATTAGTAAACTTTTTTTGTTTTTAATAACAAATTCTAATACATTCTGTATTCTCCTTATATTAGGTATCGGTGAGGATACTATAAGAACGTAAGGGTCTTCTAATGTAGCTGTACCTTTATTTTTATCTGTAGATAAATGTGAGGATTTTAAACCGCTGTCAAATTGTACGCCATCAACAAACTCAACATAAGTTTCGTTTGTATCAGACTCTTCCATTAGAACGACTCCATTTTTTCCAACTTTTTCATAAGCTTGTCCAATTTTATTTCCAAGCTCTGTGTCGTTGTTGCATGAAATACCAGCAACTTGGTTAAGCATTTCGCCTTTAACTTCAGTACTGGCTTTGTCAAGATAAACCATAACTTTTTCAGCACCACTAATAATGCCGCTTTTAAGCTCTCTAACTTCTTCTTCATTTAAATGCTTATTAACTGTTTTAAGTAAAGAATGCGCGAGGACGGTTGATGTTGTTGTACCGTCCCCGGCTTCTTTTACTGTATTGCTTGCCGCTTCTTTTATAAGTGTAGCGCCAATATTCTCAACCGGATGTAATAAGACTACGCTTTCCGCAACGGTTACACCATCTTTTGTAATCACCGGTTTTCCAAGAGCGTCCTCATATATAACGCATTTTCCAGACGCACCTAATGTGCTCTTTACTGCGTTTGACAATTTTTCAACGCCTTGCATAATTTGTTGTTTGGCATCATCGCCAAATGTGAGAGTTTTAACTATCTCACTAGGGTTATTAAATTCCATTAAATTAAATTTTAAATTATTTACTCTTTTTCAAAAGTCTTTACAACTTTAGGTCCTTTTACAAAATCAAGTTTCTTTTGATAGTATTGTATTGATCCGTCAATTGCTGCTTCTGCGCCCTCGATAGTTTCTCTCCTTGTAATATCCTTCCAGGAGTCTTCGTCTGGTACTTTGATTTCTGTTTGGTAGAATCCGTTTGGTAATTGCACAATGCGCCAATTGGATTTGGTAGACGCATGTTTCCAAGTTTCTACGGTTTTTTCATCTGGTTGCGGTTGACTAGTCCACGAATTAGTCGAATAAAATAGTGTCATTGGTTTTGGTTTTTAAATTACTATTTGGTTTGCCATTTCCCTGGCCGGGTATATTTTATATACTCACTTGGTTTTAGTTATTTTTACACTGCAGTAGTAGATAGATTACCTGAGTTATCTACTTTTATTCTATATCTAGTTCCGTTAGGTGATCTTAATATTAAACCGCTAGCAGCATCATCTATTTCAATATCTCCGCCATCAACTTCTAATTTAGAACTCGGTGATGTAACTCCAATACCTACATTTTGATTTTCGTCAATACGCATCGCATCTGTACCGTTGGTTACAAATCTTATATTGCCATCAGTACTTGTAGTACCTTGCGCACGTAAAACTAAAAATTGATTTTCACTTCCATTGTTTTCTAAACTAGCTGTTGTAGTACTTTGTGTTCCAAATTTAAAATTAATTTTACAACCATTAGTATCACTATTAGTTATTGATAATGATCCAGAATTAGTCTGTACATCTAATGCTCTTGATGTTGAAGAGCTAGCAACAACATCTAACATTGCTTCAGGAGATATGGTTCCTACACCTACTCTTTGATTTTCATCTATTCTAACAGCTTCTACGCTATTAGTTTCAAACCGTATTTCACCTAACGTTCCTGAAGTTCCGTGAGATCTTATTTTTAAAATTTGGTTTTGAGAACCATTATTTTCTATAGCTGCTGTTCCAACACCTGAGCTATTTTCAAAATCTAATTTAATTCCATCAACATCTTCGCCTTCAACTTGCAATCTTCCTTTTTCAGTTCTAACATCTAAGGTAAAATTATCACCACTTGGAATTGTGCTAGCTGTTGCGTTAAAAACAGACAATCTTCCATTTGTTTCATCAACAAGCAATCGAGGAGAATACTTTAACTCTCCATTTGAATTTGAAACTAATAATTGACCATCAGTACCTAAAGTATTTGTTTTATCTTTTACAGGTCCGTCTAATCGAAGTGTTGCGAGTATTTCAACTAAGTTAGTACTAGAGGTTCCTAATAAAGTATTGCCGTAAATACCTGATGTACCTGTACCTGAAGATCCTCCTACAGTAATTGTACCAACTAGAGTAATATTATCGTCTAGATTAAATCTAGTTTCACCCCCAGCGTTTTCTGTATTTATATTTGTTCCACCTGCAAAATCAATCGTATTTCCATTTTGTATAATTCTATTGCTACCGGCGTCTGCCGCGGCTGTCCATGTGTAATCTTCAGCTGCTGGAAACGTAACAGTTTCTATATCTACAGCTGTAACGTGACCTGTTGCGTTCGTAGTTATTGTATTAACAACATTTATAGTTCCACCATATGCTGGAGACGAACTTGAAGTAGTATCACTTCTAGTTGTAGCATCGTGGTTTAAAATTACATCTGCTGCTGTTCCAGAATTGTTTAAGTAAGTTCCAGCTGTTAATGACTCTACACGTGTTAAAGCGTCTACATAAGATTTAGATGCAGCATCAGTTGCTGCTACAGGAGTTGCTGGTATTGTTACTTGCCCGCTAAAAGAAGACTGAGCACCTGTTACCGCTACGCCTGTTGAAGAAGTTTCAAAAGTTTTTACGTTATCGTAATAAAGTTCAATAGGTCCATTTTCTTTAAACTTAGCAAGAGCTTCAGTTCCTCCGCCTGCTGCTGCAGCTTTGAGTTCTATATTAGATTCACATTGTATAAGTAAATCTCCTGATCCACTTTGTTTTAAAGTTGAACCTGATAAACTATTAGTTAAAGAAAGTTGATTACTGCTATTATTGCCAAAATACAAATAAGAAAATTGTGGCAAAGTAACATCACCATTAAAAATTGAACTGCCTGATACATTCAGTTTATCATCTATATATACAATACCATTAAAATTTGACACCTTAGAATCAATTAAATTAGTACCGGTCGCATCCCAAAGCGGAAGAAACCCTTGATTACCGCCCCCTGTTATAAAGCCTGCTGCGCTGATTGTCAAAGTTTGATTAAGCATAGTGGTAGCAACATTAGCTCCACCCACTATATTTAGTGATTGCGTGTCTAAATCTATTACCCCTTGCCCAAAATCACCTGTAACAGTTAAATTGTCATCTTCAGGATCAGCCCAGTATACTTTACTAATACCATCTGTTGTAAGTTGCGAACCAGCAGTACCAATGTCATTTGGTAATTCTATAGTATACGAAAGAGGTAGGTCATCATTACTAGGTGCTTTAATAGTAATACCCGTTGCATTTAAACTTGAATTTAAAATAAGCTGCCCTGGTACTGCCACCCCGTCTGTTAGCTTACCTTTTATCTTTACTTCTTTATCTACTTGTAATTTTCCTGCAATTGCAATCAATGTACCATCAGGATTTATATCTTGCGACATAATGGAGCCTGTTATGCGGGTTGCGTTTGCTCCTAGCGTATCTTGAGTGTCTCTTAAAACTGGTATTGTAAAACTAACCGCGTCTGGATCTATAAACTTATCAATGACATATTCCGCAATATCGCCTAGAAAAAAGTTTTTAGTTACTAGCTCATTAGTATCTCCATCTGTACCGATTATACGGTCAAGATCGGATATGTATATATCTTTTTGATAAGTAGGTATTCTAGCCATTGTTTTCTTTTAATGTTTTTATCTCTTCTTTGAGTTCATTTATTTCGTCCACTAGCTCTTTAATAGCCGCAGTGTTTATCGATATAATATTATTATGTTCTAATGTTAAGTGCTCACCCTCTTTTACAATACTAGGTAAAACTTCTTGTATATCTTGCGCTATAAATCCATAACGCGTTTCTAAGTCTACACCTCGTATATCTGGCTTCCAGTTAAAAGAAACTGGTTCTAATTTTAAAACCGTATCTAACGCGCTTGAGATTGGCGTAATGTTGTCTTTTAAGTTTTTATCTGAAAAAGTTTGATTAGTGTTACTGGTTAAAGTACCGAAAACTTGAGCGTTACCCCAAACTTGCGCGACCGCATTGGCAGTGCCAGGAACAACATCCCCGAGGGCAACAAAACCTTTGCTACCTCTAACCTGTATACCATTTAGTCCAATATTTGTTTTCGCCGATGCTCCCGTAAATAATACATTACTGAATGAATTATTTACGTCCTCACCGGAAGATAAATACCTTCGCAAACTTGGTTGTAGGAATGCCCAAGCTGTTGACAAATCGTACCCAGAATTTGAAGTACCCACACCCCATACGTATATATTGCTAAAATTGTACTCATAAAAAGCTTCCACACGTATATCCCCTGGGTTTGCAGCTGTACCAAAATTTGCTATGGATGGTGCAGTATAAGTTCCCTGTATCTGCCCGCTTGCCCAATTACCTGGTAGGTTACAATTAAAACCAAGATACTCATTACTGTCGTCTGGGGTAAGTATATTGTTAGTTGCTTCTCTTAAATTTTTGGATAGAGACCCAGAAATTAGAGTTTTTCGCTCAGTGTTTATCTTAATAGGTATTCCACCATTAGCCGGCACGAAGATAAAATCAAATACAATCTCAAGCTCGTAATCAAAGCCCGCAACATCTGGTATGTTAGGAATGCTACCGTAATCTAGATCACCGTCGCCGTCATCAAAACTTTCTGAACCTTCACCGATTGGGCCGTCATTTAAACCGCCGCCTAAATTATTATTACCAGAAGACGCCGCTATTGATCCCCAGCCAAAAGCTCTACCAAATTCATCTTGAATACCTATAGTTATACCCCCTGCTCCCAACAACCCCTGAGTGCTCTGTTGATCGATACCAAAAGTAGGGCCTGATCCATAAGGTATTGAGTATTCAAAATCTCCACCGCCGTAAGCGTCGTAAGTTATGTTATTTTGAGTATTGACACCTGCTATAACTCCAGATATGTCTGACCAAAAATACTTATGAGATTTTAAGATTCCGAAACCTGTGCCAGCAACTGCCGTAGCACCGGTCCTACTTGTTAGTCGCAAATGAGAGTTAGTAGCATTATTTGATATCCCACTTCCAAATTCTCCGGGCGGGGGATTGAAGTTGGCACTTGTTGCCGCGCTTGGCGCAATCGCTGGTAAATCTTCTGAAGATAGCACAAGTTTTTCTGTACCGACTTCTGTATATGATCCGCTTGGATCTAAAACAATTTCTGATGATCCATCTTTTAGCGCTCCACTGCTATCTACTGTCCAGCTACCAATTGATCCAGCCGAATGAGTACCCCCAAAGTTCGCGGATCCATCTGGGTTAATAAAGAACTGTTCTGCATGTATGGAGCTATTGTCTAGGTTTATACCCATGCCTGCTGTTGAGAACCCTGACAATGCAGAGTTTACTGGCATTGCAAAATCACCACTAGCTATTATTCCAGTTGTTATGTTGCTACCATTTATAACAGTATTGGCTGTTGTATTTTGTCCGCTTAATATATTAAGGAGTTGTACCTCTGTAATACCCGCTGTGTTGCCGGTTACATACCCGTTATTTTGTAAATAAGAACCTAGGGCCGCTTGGTCTAAAAATGCAGAAGTATCTGGCAGATCAGATTGTTGGGTAAAATTATTTGTTGCTAGGTACGTTTCTAAATCGTCAAAATCAATACCTTGCCCTGTCGATGCGTTTGAGAATGTTACCGCCCCGTTTAATGCAATGCCGTTACTGGTAACAACAAAAGGTGATACGTCA